CTCTTGGTGCGGGTACTACTGGTACGTTTGTTTTCGCAGCCTAATGTTTAATTTGGCGGGGTTAACGCCCCGCCTTCATTTATAGGAGATTAACATGGCTGATGCTGTAGCTACTCAAACAATAATCGACGGTGACAGGAATGTAGTTCAGAAGTTTACCAACGTGTCTGATGGTAGCGGTGAAGCTGCTGTCGTAAAAGTTGATGTAAGTGGGTTGGCCGCTAATTCACATGGAACAGCCTGTACGGGCGTTGTCATTGAAGAAATCTGGTGGCAGTGTATTGGCATGAAGGTTCAGATACTTTGGAATGCTTCAACCAATATTTTCTGTATTGAACTAGGTGAAAACCAAAGCGGCAACCATGACTATAAGTCTTTTGGCGGTTTAACAAATAATGCGGGTAGCGGAGTGAATGGTGACGTTCTGTTTACAACAGTTGGTCACACTTCCGCAGATACCTATACTATTATTTTAAAAATGAAAAAAGAGTATGGTTGATGGCTGATAAGCCTATCAAACGTAATAAGAAGAATTACCGCCCCACTAAAACAGGGGCGGGAATGACAAAAGCTGGTGTGGCTGCGCACAAACGCGCAAATCCCGGCTCTAAATTAAAGACTGCTGTTACTGGCAAGGTAAAACCCGGCAGTAAAGACGCCAAGAGGCGCAAATCTTACTGCGCACGTTCGGCAGGGCAGATGAAGAAATTTCCAAAGGCAGCAAAAGACCCAAATAGTCGTTTGCGCCAAGCCAGGAAACGGTGGAAGTGTTGATGTTGACTAAAGGTAACAAGAGAAAAGTAAAAAAAGTCATTAAGGGTTTAAAGAAAGCCTCAAAGCTACATGCGGGTCAGGCCAAAACTCTTAAAGGCATGGTAAAAAAGACCTCATAAAATGTGGAAGTGTTGATATGACCAAAGAACGCTTAATGGAAGTCTTATGTGTAATCTGTTTAGGTTATTTTGGATGGTTAGGCGTTCAGGTCATAGATATAAAAAGTGATCTTTCTATTGTAGCCCATAGAACCGAACAAATGTGGGGGAAATACATTGACGATATCAAGGTCTCAAATCTCACAACAAGTGTCGAAAGGTAGAAAAATGGCTAAAAAATCTCCCAAAGACGCATGTTATAAAAAAGTAAAAGCTAGATACAAGGTATTTCCTAGCGCATATGCGTCTGGCGCAATTGCAAAGTGTCGAAAAGTAGGCGCTAAAAATTGGGGAAATAGTAAGAAAATGATAGAAGGTGGCGAAGTAGCTAATAATAATTTTAGAAAACGTCCTGTGAGAAGAATGATGAATGGCGGAGAATCCATAGCCAATGGTTGTGGTGCTGTTCGGAATGACCGCAGAAAAGTTACTAAGTTTACCTGATGGCTGTTAGAAAAACAGAAAAAGGAGCGTCCTTAAAACGTTGGTTCAAAGAGGACTGGAAAGATGTTCGTACAGGCAAGGCTTGCGGTAGAAAAAAAGATGAGAAACGCGGCACTCCTTATTGCAGACCTAGTAAAAAAGTCAGTAAAAAAACTCCAAAAACTACGTCAGAAATTACAAGTGCCGAAAAGCGTAGCAGAGTGGCGCAAAAGAAACGATTAGGTCAGCCAGCAGGCAAGCCTAAAAGAGTTAAATCTTTAAAAAGGAGAACTACAAAATGATGAAGAAAAAAGGTGCAGCAAAGGGCGGCGTTCGCAAAATGCGTGGCGGCGGCATGGCTAAAGGCGCAGCAAAGGGCGGTGTTTCTAAAATGCGCGGCGGCGGCATGGCTACAAAAGGTTACATTAAAGGCGGTCGTGTAGCAACAAAAGGAGCAGCCAAAGGTGGAGCAAAAATGACAGTAGCTCAACTGCGTTCAGCCGCAAAGAAAATGGGCATGAAGGTGGTAAAAGCTTAATATGCCATTTTTGCAAAGCAACATACCACACTTTAAGTGCTGGGTTCGTCGTGAATATACGGTCAACCATGAGCGTTATCACGGCGAATTTTTACATGCGATGGCTATTGCTGTCACGACGATGCCAAATCGTTGCCTAAGCTTTCAACTTATCTTTACGGGTTGCGAGGCTGATGAGGACGGCGATGTAAATGTTCATGGCGGCGCTATGTGGGCGCGTATGCCGATTACAGCCCTTGTTGCGGATGAACCGTTGGATGAGTGGCCTGAAGCAATGCCCGTACATGCGGCACAACCTTGGGATTGTCCATCACACACTCACGCCGTGTATACTTTGGATCGTGCCACCCCATGCCCGTGGATGGCTAAGGTAGATGGCGAGTTTTATCCCGCCAAATACATGTTTACGGTGGACTACACCGACACCGACGTTGCGGATGACCCTGCCCAACACAAGCAGGCGCATGTAATGCAGCTTTTGGATGCGGGTAAGTGGACCGGAAGCATTATTGCTCTGCCAAACAACCGTGTTAGAGTTACACATCCGGCATGGTTTGAGACAGGAGAGGGTGCGCCAGACTTCAAGCCCTCGCAACATGTACATTATTCTAAATCTGATTTAGACTATACGTTAGATGTAACTCAGATATTTGATAACATTTACAGCGAGGACTAAGATGGCCGTATCTAGCAGCGTTAATTTTGAACTTGATGTAGCAGAATACATTGAAGAAGCTTTTGAGCGTTGCGGCCTAGAGGTTCGTACCGGCTATGATTTAAAGACTGCAAAAAGGTCCTTAAATCTAATGTTGGCGGAATGGGCCAACCGTGGTTTAAACCAATGGACTATTGCTCAACGCACGGTTTCAGTGGTGCAAGGCACGGGAGAATACACTCTTGATGCAGATATAATTGATATTCTAGCTGCGGTAGCTAAACGCGATGGTACGGAATATTCGTTGTCTCGCCTAAGCCGCGATGAATACTTAACGATTCCTAATAAAACCACGCAGGGCCAACCCAATCAGTTCTTCTTAGCCCGACAGGTAACGCCTAGCTTAAAAATATGGCCGACTCCTGACAACAGCACAGACGTTATTGTCTATAACGCGCTAACGCGCATGGATGACGCCGATACATACATCAATACTGTGGACATGCCGTTTAGGTTTTACCCGTGTTTGGCCGCGGGTCTGGCTTATTACATAGCAGTTAAGCGGGCCCCGCAGCGCGTACAGCTTTTAAAGGCTATGTATGAAGAAGAGTTTGAACGTGCGATGACAGAGGATCGTGATAGAGCTTCGTTTAACGTTGTTCCACAATTCCAATACTTTAGGACGGGTTAATGGGAAAGTTTGCCAGCGGTAAGAACGCCTATGCCATTTCTGACCGGTCCGGTTTTCGGTATCGGTACAGGGACATGCGCAAAGAGTGGAACGGCTTGCTGGTCGGCAGGGATGAATGGGAAGCCAAGCAGCCTCAACTAGGTCCTTTCCGCAAGGTTTCTGATCCAGAAGCTTTGCAGGATGCACGGCCTCAGTTTCCTGACACAAACACGCCTTTCATGGTTATAACGACTAACGGGATTAAATATCTTGGAAACGGCAACTGGGCTTCGGCGGGAACGGCGGAACTTCCAACTGAAATCAAGAATACTGCGGCCTTAGAAGGCGCAATAGGTCAGGTCACGGTGACAACATGAGCTACACATATACCACGCTTAAACAGGCTATTCAGGACTACACTGAAAACGACGAAACCACGTTTATTAGAAATTTGCCTATCTTTATACGAAACACCGAGGAGCGCATTCTAAAGAACGTGCAGCTAAGTCTGTTTCAGCGCAATGCGGCGGGTACGTTAACGTTTTCCAACAAGTTTTTGACTGCCCCCAGTGATTTCTTAGCACCGTTTTCGTTAAGCTACACCGACAGCAGCAGTGAACAGGTGTTTTTAGATTTTAAAGATGCCAACTTTGTTCAATCGTTTAACCCTAATCCTGCAACAACGGGAACTCCTCGATTCTACGCTCAGTATGACTTGGATCACTTCATTATAGGTCCAACTCCTAACAGTTCGTACAATGTAGAACTTCATTACTTCTTTAGGCCTGCCAGTTTGACCGTTAGTCTTTTTACGCTGACGTTAACAAACGTTTCGGGAACTTTTGAGGGTGATGACACTATTACTGGCAGCACTAGCGGAGAATCTTCCGAGGTCAGTTCTATAACAACTTCAACGCGCATTGTGGTAGAAATACCCAGCGGAAGCTACACCGTTGGCGAAACTATTACGGGAAGTATTAGCGGCGCAACGGCGGTTATATCGGCCATTGGCGCGGATACCACTGTTTCTTGGCTTAGTGAAAACGCTGAAGTTGCTATGTTATACGGCGCATTAATGGAAGCTTACATCTTTATGAAAGGTGAGCAAGACATGGAAGTGTTGTACGAGAAACGATTTGGTGAAGCTATTATGGGCCTGAAGGCACTGGGCGAATCTAAAGAAGTTACCGATGAATATCGAACGGGACAAGTGGTGAGGCCGAAACAATGAATAGCATGTCTTTTGGCGTATCTATGTCTAACAATTTTAAAGTGGGTGTTGAAACTACGGATAACCGTGGCTTTACCCCTGAAGAAACTGCACTGCGTTGCGTAAACAAGATAATAGGTGTTTCTGACAACGCTCCTCCTGCCATACGGGATCAGGCCCGTGCATATCGTTCCGAGATGGAAAAGATCATTTCTGTGTACATGAGGCAGGCTATCCAAAGCGATAGAACTACGGTATAT